ATGCCGGCAGCACACAAAAAAGAATACCATAATGCCTTTCCAGGTGGTTATGTAGAACACGTTAACAGAGTAATTACTTGTGCTCTTCACCTACATGATTTATGGGCTACAATGGGTGCTGATACTACCACTTACACTAAAGAAGAATTAGTATTCTCAGCTCTAAATCATGACCTAGGTAAAATGGGTTCTGAAGAAGAAGAATCATATATTCCTCAGACAGATAATTGGAGAAAAGAAAAACTGGGTGAAGATTATATGTTTAATACTAAAGTTCCATTTGCTTCAGTTCCTGATAGAGGATTATTTTTACTTCAATCACATGGTATTCAGTATACATTTAATGAAATGATTACTATTCAGACCCATGATGGTTTATATGATGAAGCAAATAAAAAATATTTAGTATCTTATATTCCAGAACAAAAGCCTCGCACTTCATTACCTTATATTGTTCACCAGGCTGATTTGATGGCTGCTCGTATTGAGTTTGAAAGAGAATGGTTACCAAAATTGCAAGGTGACTTGGAAAATAAAAAGAAACCATTTATCTTGGATAAAAAATCATCCACCACTAATCAAGCTATTAAAACAAAAGCCTTAAGTAGCGTGAAAAGTGAGGGACTTAAAAGCCTATTAGATAATTTATGATATTAACAATTATAATTCTTTCAATATTGGTCGTGACCTTAGGGTACACGACCTTTAATCTTCTTAGAAAAAATGAAAAACAAGAAGATATTTTAGCAGGATATATGTCCTACCTAAATAAAATCTCAGACACTATTGAGATAGCGGACAAAAAACTAAAAGAAGTAGATCACAGAGGCTCATTTAAAGCCGATGATGAAGTAGGTTTTGTATTTGAACAAATTAAAAGTATTCAAACTATTTTGAATGCCTTTATCATTAAAGAACTTAAATAATGGAAGAAGCGGTAGTGAAAAAGAAGAAAAAGAATGTACAGTATTTTACTCAAGATACTGAAGATTCTATTGTGTTATATAATAATACCACCAACTCAGAACTAAAAAGTAGAATTTATAATGATAAAATTCATTATGCTTTCTTTAAGTTAACCGAAAATATCATTCATACATTTAAATTTTATTATACCGAAGTAAAAAATATTGAAGATTTACAACATGAAGTAATTACTTTTTTATTATCCAAAATTCATCTTTACGACCAAACAAAAGGTACTAAAGCATATTCTTATTTTGGAACTATTGCTAAACGTTATCTAATATTATCAAATCAGAAAAATTATAAAAAACGTGTTGATAATGTTACTATAGAATCAATTGAAGAAGATGAAAAACATTCATACGACATGGAAGAATCACCGTATAATGAACGTTTATCTATGTTTATAGATGATTATGTTGAGTATTGTACGGAGAATATATTTGAATTATTTCCTAAAGAATACGACGCTCAAATAGCAGATGCCATTCTAGAATTGTTTCGTAAAAGAGAAAATTTAGATATTTTTAATAAAAAAGCTCTTTACATTTACATACGTGAACAAATTGATGTTAAAACTCCTAAAATTACAAAAATAGCTAATCAGTTATACGATATATTTAAAAAAGGCTATCTATTTTATTTAGAACATGGTTATGCAAAGTTTTAGTTTTAATATTTATAATAAACTAATATTGTATATTTATGTCACAATTCAACAACATAATTTTTGGTAAAAAGAAGTTTTCTGATATTTTAGAGGAAATTTACAATAACCAAAAGAAAAAAGATCAACAGGTTACTGCCCTTATAAATGAATTAAAACCCCTTATTAATGAAATAGGGGATGCTACCTTAGTAGTTCCTTTAATTAAGGAATACATGGAAATAAGTGTTAAAAATGATGATATTTTAATTAAAATGGCTGCGTTAGCACAACGTGCTATGCAAACACAAGCTGCTGATGGTTCACTTACTATTTCTGATGAAGAAAAAGAACAACTATTATCGGCTATGAATGATTTGAAAGGAAATAGTTAATGGAAGAAGGATTTAGTAACATATTAAATAAATCCACCCCAGCTGGATCAAATAGAAAATCTACAGCAGGTTCTCCTATATTTTCAGCCAGAGTTAATGGAATTATTTTATGTTCTTCTGATGAAGGATATGAAGAAAATGGTGGAGACGCCTCTATTGGTTTTATATTTTTTAGTAATCCTGCTTCTAATAAAATTTCACAAAAGAATATAGCTAGACCTTTATTTCCTTTTCAAAAATATTATCCTTTAATAAATGAATTAGTTTATATAATAGGATTACCTTCTACAGACATTAACAAAAATCCTGGCGCTCTTACTTATTATTATTTTGCTCCTATTAATGTGTGGAACAGTAATCACCATAATGCTATTCCTGATGAAATTTTTACTAATCAAGTTCCTGATTATCAAAAACAAGATTATCCAACAGTAGAGACAGGTGTTGTTAGACATGTAACTGATGGTAGTACAGAAATTGATTTAGGTTATACTTTTCAAGAAAGATTAGATCTTAGAACTCTTCAACCTTATGAAGGAGATTATATTTTAGAAGGCAGATGGGGTAATAGTATTAGATTTGGTTCTACTGTTACAAATGGTATACCTAATAACACATGGTCTAATACAGGTAAAAATGGAGATCCTATTATTATTATTAGAAATGGTCAATATCAACAAAATATAGATCCTTGGGTTCCTATAATTGAAAATATTAATTTAGATTCAGGATCTATTTATTTAACTAGTACCCAACAAATTAATCTTACCCCAGCAACAGCATCTTATAATAGTTATACTACTAAACCTATATCTATTGGTGAATATATTTCACCTCAAGCAATAATTAATTCATCAAGAATAGTATTTAATTCATCCCAAGATCATATATTATTATCTTCTAAAAAATCAGTCGGATTAAATGCTGTAGAAAGTGTTAATATAGATGCTCCAAAATCAGTAATTCAATCTAAAGAAGTTTTATTAGGTGGTAAAGATGCTACTGAATCTGTTTTAAAAGGAGATACTACTATACAAATATTATCTGATTTATTAACAGAATTAATTAGTTTAACTCAAGCTTTAATAAGCGTCACTCCTACTGGTGGTCCTTTAGTTAGTCCTGCTGCTACCCAATTATTACCTGAGTTAGTAAGTATTAAAAATAGATTAGAAACTCAAACAAAATCAAAAATAAGTAAAACTTTATAATGGCTGGAATAGATATTGGAACATTAAAATCTTCTTTACCTGATTCTTTTAAAGAAAAGGGAATAGCTAAAATAAAAACTTTAATATTAAATAAAGGTCAAGAAATTAAAACAAAATTAACTCCTGCTTTAGAAAGTATAATATCAAAACTACCCAAACCGGATGAAGCTTGTTTAAGTGAGAATCAAGTTCAAAAAATACTTGATACAAGAAATAATCTAGTAAATGAATTAAATAAAAAACAAAAAAATTTAAATTTATTAACAACATCAATAGGTATAACTTCTGGATTTTTAGGAACATTAATAGCCACTGCTACTGTTATTAAAAACATAAAAACAACTTTATCATTATCAGCAGCTGCTCTTCCAGTTGTACCTGGACCTGTTGTTAGTGCTATTAATGCTGCTAATGAAGCTTTAGATACTTTAAGATTTGATGATTTAGGAAATTCTAAATTAAATCCCATAAAAACAAATTTAGAAGCTGCTTCTATTTCAGTAGCTTTAACAGCAACTTCTTTAAAAACATTTATTTCAGCTTTAAATAATGTAGATACTTTTTTAAAAAAATGTACCCCCAATGCTACTTTAGAAGAAGTTAATAATGATACTTTAGCTACTGTATTTGTTCAACAATTTATAGAAAATAATACTCAAACTAATAATTCTTCATATAATGATTTTAGTTTAGAAATAGAAGAAAAACAATATAATTCTAATATAGTACAAAAACGAGCTGTTGCTAAAAATAATCAAGGAATTATTGTAACAGCTACAGAATATTCATTCACTTCAACTCCTGAAGTTTTACTTAATGAACTTAAATTAATAATTGACAGAGATAATTTAAAAGGATACTAATTTTAATATTTATAAATAATGAAACCATCAGATTTTAAAAAAATTATTAAGGAAGCTGTAAAAGAAGCTATTCAAGAAGAATTGAAAGACATTCTATTGGAAGCTATTAAAACTCCTAAAATGGTTCCTGCTGGTAATGGTTTTGGTACCGTAACAGAATCAAAAGGAACTTATGCTCAACCACATATTGAATCACCTAGAAAACTAACCCCTGCTGAAAGACAAGCAATGTTTGGAGGTATTTTAGAAGAAATGCAAAACGGAGGAACAGTAAATTCTGCTTACGCAGGCAATTTCCAACCAAAATCAGTTGACACTGTTAATGGAGCTTTACCTGAAGGACAAGTTGGACTAGATCAAATAATGAGTTTAATGGGTAAATAATGGCATTTGGCGCTATACAAAAATATCCTATTGAAGTAACTAGTTCTTTAAGACCTCAAAGAGCTATAGGGGTAAGTATTCCTTTCAATGCTGATGATGTTTTTAGACCAACTTTTACCACTCAAGAACAAATTAAATCAAATCTTTTAAATTACTTTTTAACAAATAAAGGAGAAAGAGTATTTAATCCTTTTTTTGGTTCTAATATACGATCATATATTTTTGAACAATTAAATAACCAAACTTATTCTAATTTAGAAAATATAATTCAAACAGATATTCAAAGATATTTTCCTAGTATTACTGTTAATAAATTAGAAATATATGGTTTTGAGGATAGTAATCAATTACAAATAGAACTTTATTATTCTGTAAAAAATTTCGCAATAAATGATCAAATAACATTCATACTATAATGGCTAATATAACAAGAAATATTAATTATCTAAATAGAGATTTTCCAAGTTTAAGGAATACTCTAATAGAATATTCAAAAACATACTTTCCAGACACCTATAATGATTTCACACCTGCCTCACCAGGTATGATGTTTATGGAAATGGCTGCTTATGTAGGTGATGTTTTATCATTTTATTTAGATAATCAAATCCAAGAAACCTTTTTACAATATTCAAGACAAGTAACTAATATATTTGATTTAGCTTATATGTTAGGTTACAAACCTAAAGCAACAAATGTATCTACTGTAAACATAGATATATATCAACAAGTACCTGCTATAGGTTCAGGAACTAATAATAGACCCGATTATGATTATTCAATAACTTTACCTTCAAATACATCAGTATCTTCAGGGGGTACAAATTTTATTATTGAAGAACCTGTTGATTTTTCTCAAAGCAGTTCATTTGATCCTACTGAAGTTTCAGTATATGAAATTTCTGGAGGTGAACCTCTTTTTTACCTCTTAAAAAAGACAAGAAAAGCATATTCAGCTAATATTAACACTACAACTTTTACTTTTGGTGGTTATCAACCCTTTCCTACTGTTAATATTAATGCTTCTAATATTATAGGTATTTTAGATATTGTAGATTCTGAAGGAAATAATTGGTATGAAGTTGAATATTTAGGTCAAGAAACAGTAATAAATCCAATTAAAAATACTAATCCAAACAACCCTAATTTTAACACAGATAACACTCCATATATTCTCCAATTAAAAAAAGTTCAACGTAGGTTTGCAACCCGTTTATTAGATGCCACTAATTATCAAATCCAATTTGGAGCAGGTAACCCAGGCGATACGGATGAAGTAATAATTCCTAATCCTAATAATGTAGGTATTGGTTTACCTTTTGGTAAAGATAAATTAACAGTTGGTTATTCACCAACAAACTTTATGTATACTAATACTTATGGTACAGCTCCTGTTAATACAACTTTGACTGTTAGATATTTAACTGGTGGAGGAATAAACTCAAATGTTCCGTCAAATAGTATAACTAGATTAGTAACTAATCCTTTATTTAAAAATAGTAATTTAAATACATCTGTCGCTAATAATATCATTACTTCTGTAATTGTAAATAATATTGAAGCCGCATCAGGAGGAAAATCAGGAGATTCAATTCAAGAAATAAGACAAAATACATTAGCTAATTATCAATCTCAATTACGAAATGTAACTCAAGATGATTATTTAGTAAGATCTTTAGCTATGCCTTCTAAATTTGGAGGAATAGCCAAAGCATATGTTGAACCTACAAAAGTTAACAATACAGGAATGGGTGAATCTTTTTCTGTATTAGATTTATACGTTTTAAGTTATAATATAAATCAACAATTAATAAATGCTTCTGAATTAACAAAAAGAAATTTAAATACTTATTTATCACAATATAAAACTGTTGGTGATTCTGTAAGAATTAAAGATGCTTTTATTATTAATATTGGAATTAATTTTGATATTATAGTATTACCCAATTTTAACAACAATGATGTCTTAATTAAATGTATAGCTGCTTTACAAGGTTATTTTGCTATAAATAACTGGCAAATAAATCAACCTATTATATTAAAAGATCTTTATATTTTACTAGATAGAATTCAAGGAGTTCAAACAGTTAAAAATATAGAAATTATAAATAAAGTAGGAGAAAGTTTAGGATACAGTAATTATTCTTATGATATAAGCGGAGCAACAATAAATAACACAATATATCCCTCAATAGATCCTATGATTTTTGAAGTTAAATATCCTAACACTGATATTCAAGGAAGAGTGGTACCTTTATAATAAAATAAAATGGCAGTATTAAAAATATTCCCCGAAAAAGATGCTACATTATACTCAGCATATCCTAGTATGAATACAGGATTAGATGAAATTATTGAAGCTTCTCTTACCACAGCAGCATATTCTGTTCCAAACCCACAAACAAGTAGATTTTTGATTCAATTTTCTAATGATGATATTAATTCTGCTATTTCTTTAATCCCTGCAAACAAATACCAATCAGGTAGTTGGAATGCTACTTTACAATGTTTTATAGCTAATACTCAAGGTTTAAACTTAGATACTACTTTAAAATGTTTTCCTGTAGCAAAATCTTGGGGAATGGGTACTGGAAGATATTTAAATAATCCAATAACAACTAATGGTACCTCATGGATATGGGCTGATTATGCAGGAAATACTCCTTGGACATCAAGTATACCAACAGGTGCTACTTCTTCTTATACATCATCTGTAGATGCTGGAGGAGGTATTTGGTATACAGGTTCACAATATTCTGCTTCTGTAACTTTTACTTACAGATCAGATAAAGATATAAATTTAAATGTAACCAATACTGTTAGAGCCTGGACAACAAGTTCAGTAGCTGATCAGTTACCCAATTATGGTTTTATTCTAAAACAAGATACTGAGTTTGTAAACAGTATTGATGTTCAACCACAATTGAAATATTTTTCAGTTGATACTAATACTATTTATCCACCAGATTTACAAATTAGTTGGG